CGTTTCTTTATTGTAGCTATCCCTACCTTTTTGATTTAATCCACCTTCAGGATTCTTACCTTCTTTTCTAGTCCAAGTTGCTTTAGACATTACGCAAAACTCCTATATTTTTTTACTTTATTTGCTATAGTCTTTGGTTGTTTTACAAATTGTTTTCCTGCTGCTGTACCTCTTCTTTTAGCAGCTGTTGTAGCAGCATACTCAGAAGAAGATAAAGACTTAATTGCTTTTGCAGGTAAGTATCTCTCTCCTGTTTTACTTGAAGGTTTACCAGACTTAGTTCTCCACTTCTGTCTACCCCAAGCCTGTAAACTTTTTTGGGATTTAGCTAATACCATTATGATGTATAACCCCCACCAGATGCCTTATATTTTTTAGCCAATAGTTGTGCTTTTCTTGCAGACCATTTTCCAGCAGCTGTACCTTGGGTTGCCGAGTTCTTAACTTGATTAAATAATTTCTTTCTCATTGTAGGCTTCGTATAGTTACCTGCTTTATTCACTGTCATTTTTACTCCTCTAAATAATCCATTGTGTATATTCTTTACCATCGTAAAGTAATGCTTCTTTTCTATTCTCGTCTTTATTGTATGAGCAATGCACCCATCCACTTGAGGGGTCGTTAGGGGTATAAAATTCTAGTATCAATTGATCAAATACTAGGTTGTTCTTGATGTACTTTGCTAGAGATTTGTTATCTAAACCAATCATTTCAAAATCAGCTGCTTGTCCTTTAGCATGTTGACTGGTAGTCTTGCTACCAATAGCTACACATAAGTCTTCTGATCTATAACCAGAGGTAATTATCATAGGCTTACCAAAGTTTCTACGTGTAGGCTCTAGTATTTGTGTACATAATTCTGTTAAATTTTCTATATGCTCAAGAGTAGGTTTATTATCTATACCTTTTCTCTCAGCAGTTTGAGATTTTGTTAGTTCTGATAAACTAAAGTGTCCACTAAGTTGCATTAGTTTGCCAGTGGGTTATTTGTACTAACTTTAATTTCTTCTATCTGTACTTTTAATAATTTTATTTCAGCTTCATTAACTAAAATTTTAGTATGACCATGAGTAGTATCTATACTTTCTAATGCTTTAACTTTTTCTTCTAAAACTTTAATGTCTGTTTTGCTGTGTGAGTGTGATGTATTATGTGAGTGAGTTGTGTCTGCATTTTCTAATGCTTGAACTTTTTGTTCTAGAACTGCAACTATAGATAAATCTACTGTTTTAGATGCGTTAGTTAGTGCATCAAGTTTAGTCATAACCTCACCATACTTAACAAATCCACCACCGATTGCAACAATTGCTGCAACTAATGCGGCTATGCCTGCTAGTTGATCTTTTATATTAAATTTTTTATCCACGTTTTAACTCCTCTAATTCAATTAATAACATTTGTTTTTCGTTATCTAGTATTTCTAATTGTCTTTTCTTTATACCTATTATATCATTAGCTACATAACTTGATAAAGTTATATCAGCATATATCTGTCGGTCATCCATTATATCTAATTGATTCATGTATATATTTTTAGGTTTATAAAATTCTATACCTTTGTATGAAGCTAGTGATAGCTGTTCTCCAATCATAGCATCCATCTTAACAATATTCTTAAGTTCTAGATTCTTTGCAGAGTCTTTTACTTTCTTATCAATTTTTGCCATGACCTTCTCCAGTTTTGTGTTAATAGTTTTTTTTGATTTTACTTTATTTTCTTTAATTTTTTCTTTAGTTACTTTAGCAGATGTTTTATTACTAGCTTTTTCTTCTTTCTTCTCTGGTTCTTTATTATTTTTTGCTATGCTAGTAGGCTCTTCTTTAACAGCTTCTTCTTTAGCCTCTTGTTTAGATTCTTTAATAACTTCTGCAATAACTTCTTTCTTTAATGTCTCAACAGTTTTAGTTTTATTCATTGTTTGCACAACTTCTTGAACTTTAGCTACTACTTCTGGAGATGCCTTTTTAGTTGTTGTAACTATAATCTCAAAATTTTCTGTAAGTTCTACACTTGTTACTGCACCACCTGTTTCTACGTTTAATTTTTCACCAATACTTTCTTCAAGTCCAGATATAACATTCCATATCTCAGATTCATTAAGGTTTGCTGTTCCTAAACCTTCGTTAATATCTTTAATTTCCTGTGCTGATAAAGGCTCGTAGTCCTCAATTGAAAAATCTAAAGCCATTTCCGCACCTAACAAATTTGGTCCACGTAAAGCTGATGTTGTACTTTGTGATCCATCAATTCCTGTCCAAGACCATTCATATTTATTTGCATGAACTCCGTTATAATGTAGGCTATCACCACTTATTATTTCATTAGCATTATAACCAGAATCTATTGTTCTAATTTGTGTAGATGTTGCTAATACATTATTATTTGTATCTAAAACTTTCATTACTAAAGTGTAAGAATCCATAGCACCAGCAGAATTTCCACAAGTATATTGTGATGAGTTATGCTCACAGTTTTGTACTGCAATATAGCTGCTTAAATTAATTCCACCATTAAGTTTTATCTGAGTAGAAGTATGAGTAACATCATCTGGTCTGCTATTACCTTCTATCCCTACTAATGAACCAGTTGCTGTAACCGTCATATCATGTGATGCTTCTAGCTCGTTGTTAAAAGCTCTACCACATGCATTGGATATCTGCGTTTCACAAGTAATAGTAAAACCATTATGTGTACTGCCATTAGCTAATACACCAGTAGATCCAGATTGTACTCCATCTAAATTTGAATTACTTAAACTTGATGTAGTTGTCCCAGCATTAGGTAATATGTTTGTACTAAAAGCTGTGTCATTCTCTTCTGCCAATCCTACTGAACTAGCAAATGCATTTAGTGCATAGTAAAATAAAGCACCTAGTGCTAGATATATTATCCATTTCATTTTAATATTAATTTAACGATTGATTTTTCACCCATGTAAATCTCTGTTTCTGCTTTTGATTTTATACATTGATAGTCTATACGATTTGTACCTGATCTCATTGCAATACGTTTAGCTTTTAAACAAGTAGACATAGAGTCTTGTATTCTGTGTTCCTTAATTTCTCCATTGACAATCATTAGTAATGCAACTACTACTTCAATCATCAGTGATCTCCATTACCATTTTTTCTAACTTTGTCTTTTAATTTCTCAACATCAATTAATGCTTTCTCTAATTGTTTGTTTAGAAATTGTATGTTAACTTTGTTAGTCATATTTTGTTCTTGAGTTATTTCTAATTTTTCTGTTGACTTATATAAATCTTCTATCAACATAAACTGTTCCTGATCGGTTGGTAACTGCTCACTTTTTTTGAGTAGATCAGCTTGGAATAATTCTCTAGATGTCTCTAAGCTAGTTAGTCTAGCTGTAATCTCTGTGTATGCCAGCACTCCTGAAATTACGCCAGCGATAATCATTAACATGTTTTTCATCGGCATGCTTACTGATGTGTTTTCTGATATCTTCATTTTTTCTTCTTCTTACATTTACAACGAGGTGCAAATAAAAAGTTATCTATACGTTGAAATAAATTATCGATAGCACCAAAAAATTTATATAAAAATTTATCTAACATTTATTTTCTCTATTTTAATTCTATCTTTGTCCATTTTATTTAATTCTTTTGTCATTTCTTTTTGTGCTTTTTTGTCAGCTTTTTCTCTATCTTTAATACGTTTAACATATGTTTTATAATCAGGTCTTTCGTGACCATATCTAGACCACAACGCCATAGCCTCATTACCAATTTTGCCATCGATAGGGCAAACGGTACCGGCTGAGATCATAGATTCAAAAACACGTTCGTCCTGGCACAGTATAGCCACGGCTGCTACACGCATACCGAAGTCATTTAATATTCTTGCTAATTTTAATCGTTCACAATTTTTATCAATAAAATGTTTTCCGCCACTAATACCAAGTCCAAATGTTTGTACACCAAGTGATCCTCCTACTGCACATACGTCTTGTGTCATAGAATTGTATGAAGGTGAGGAAGCTGTTGGTGGTGCTGATTTTATATTAGAATTAGATGTTGAATTAGTTGTACTGTTTGATGATGATCCAGACTGATATGTTGTTGCTCCTCCAGTATAACCACCTTCAATTGATGTGTTAGATCCACTTACGTTGCTTTGTGTTTCTGCTGAATGCACTGGTCCACCAAATAAAGCTAACATGGTTAACATAAATATTAACAGAGCTGTAAATCTGTAATCCATGCGTAGGCCCTCCATTACTTTGCCGCTCTACAACTTGGACAAGTTCTTTTATAACTATCAGGGTGTTTGTCACACACTAATTTTATTTCAGGTTCAGGTGCTTCTGTGTACAGTGTCATATGTTCGTCTACTTCTTCACACTTACAAAATTTACCAAATATTTTTTCTAACCATTTTTTAATCATGTTTTTTTTCCTCAATTTCATAGAAGAATTTATCAGTGTCTTCCGTTTGCCATGCACCGGAGTCTTCTACAGTCCATACATTTGTTTGGACTTTCCAGTCAGGAATATTATCTTTCACTGTGAAAGAAGGTAGATCCCAGATTATTCTGTTGTTAGGTTGAGCCGCATAATTACCATCATTTAAGGCTATTATGTGAGCGCACTTATGTTCGTGCGGTATTTCGGAATGTTCCGTGTCTAGTATATTACTATCTGGATGAGCAAAGTCAATGGTAAATAGATAATTACCGTGATGCCATTTTTTATCTTTTCCTATGTATTTACCGTGTTGGCCACTTAAAATATCAAATACAGTAACAGCAGGGTAATAACTAAAACTATTCCAAAGCTGAAGTTCATCAAGTCGTCTATGTGGAACAGCTTCCGGTTTAAAACCACGTTGAATAAAAGCCGTAATTGGTAAGCGATAAAATATTGCACCGTTCTCCATAATAGCGTGCCATAGTATAGCCCTTCCAGACATGCACGATATAGCAAAGACAATACAATCTTCAACTTCTCCATGATGTTTTTTACAGTCATATAAATACTCCCTTCTTATTTGTGCGTAGGTTGGTGGTATGTTTGCATTTAAATAAGCCATTCCTCAACACTAGCATCAAAATCTCTATAGTCTACAGTAATTTCGTCACCCGTTTTAATATCTTTTAAAGCTATTCCCTCATCATTTACACTAGGATCTGTGCTATGATTTAAGTATTTTTCGTTATCTATACCCATTACATATTCATTTTTTTTATCTTCATAAGAATGTGTTTCAATAAAATTAGCTAAAGATAATGGCATTTTTGGCATATTTGTTCTGTCAAATCTTAATTCAAACTCAGGCCTTACTTCTTTTATTTTATCACCTCTCTTTACATTTTCTTTTGAAAATACACCGACACCTTGTATTTTACTTTTGTCTAGGTAAGTATTTATTAAAAACATTATTTTATGTCTCCCCAATTTTTACCTTTTTTGTAGTTAACTTTGTTTTTTACTTCAAGAGGAATAGCTTGCTCCATTGTTTCTTTAACTATTAAGGCATCGTTATCATTTTTTATTGATAGACATAATTCATCGTGTATTTGTATTTGTGGTAAAATACCTTTTTCATATAAATCTACCATAGCTTTTTTAGTCATGTCTGCTGCACTACCTTGAATCAATCTATTCAAAGCTTTGTAAGTAAATGCAGGTTTATAGTATCTATCAAAATCTTGCATGTAATTATCTGCTACATTATCTTTAAATTTTTCTAATAGTTCAGCTTTAAATGCTGTCTCTGCATCTTGTCTAGTTAATATTGGGACCGGTTCATACCTGTTAATTGTATTGTTCCATTCTCTATTTCTTGTTTCCCATTTGTTAAACCTACAAAATCTATCTTTTAATGTAAACAATAATTTATGTTCTTCTGCAAACTCAATTAGATCTTGAGATAACCTTCTGACAAACGGAACTTTAGCATGGTACTCAGCAAATAATGCATTTGCTTTTGGTCTAGTTAAATTTAATTCACTGGCTAATTTTATTTTACCCATACCATAGAAGAGTCCTAAATTAATTGTCTTGGCCATGGTCCGTGATATCTGAGCCATGTCTGCAACGATCTGGTGAAAGTCTGCATCCTCTTTGTTAAACTCATTCTTTAATGTATCTGTTCCAGGTAAACCTAATTTTAATGCGTAGTGTACAACGATACGTGGTTCTTGTTGACTGTAATCAAATGATCCCCATACACAACCATCTTCAGGTAAAAATAATTCTCTCATCTTCTTACCTATAATACCTCTTGAAGGAATTTGTTGTAAGTTAGGGTTAGACATAGAGAATCTACCAGTGACCGTTCCACCTTGGTCCGATCTTATCTGATTGATGTCTGCATGTATTCTACCTTCGTGTACAAATTCTAACAGTCCTTCAACAAAAGTACCTTTAGCTTTGTCACACTCTCTAGCTTTTACAATCATACGTAAAAAACGATTTTCATGAGTCTTTAAAAAATCTTTGGGTAGTTGTGGTAAACCTGCTTTTGTTTTTTTGTACTTTGTTATTTTTTGATGATCTAATAAATGTTTAATTGATGATGCTGCCCAAATTTCTACATCAAGGCCAGTACGTTTCTTAATAATCTTAATTAAATTATCTCTACGTTTTTCTAAAAGTTTTCCAAGTGTCTTAGCTTTTTCGACATCTATCTTAACGCCTTTAAACTTCATGTCAACTAGACAAGGAAATAATTTTGTTTCTAATTCAAATATTTGTCTACAACTTTTTAATTCTTTGCTTCCATCTTCGTTAATTTTTGTATACAATACTTCATCTAATTTTTTCTCAAACAAATTCCATAACTTTAAAGTTAAGTTTACATCTTGCTCTGCATAATCTTTTACTAATGAGTAAGGTAATTTGTGCATGTTAGACATTGGATCTTTTATTCCACACTCTGCTAATGATTTTTCTGCAAGATCATATTTGTATTTAGCTTCGTTTAAATAATCTTTACTAATAGAATCTAAAGAATATCTCATTCTTGTTTCATCAATAACTGATGCGGCAATCATAGTATCTAATAATTGTCCTTGTGGCATGTCTCCAGTAGCTGATCTAATCCAACATACATCGTACATTGCATTGTGAAATACCTTACGTATGTCCTTGTTTTTAAACACTTTTTCGTTCAAATAGTTCCATGTTTCTTCAACCGGTAAATTGTCTGTCATGGCATGTGCTATAGGAAAATATAAAGTTTGATTCTTTGTTGCTATTGCAATCCCTGTAACAAAACCATCTTTTCTAACTGCACCTAAACCTTTTGTTTTTAGGTTAGGGTCATAGGTTTCTAAGTCAATTGCAACTAAATCTATATCTGTTAAATCTAAATCAGATAGTTGTGGAACGGTACACATTATTTATAATCCCTTTCAATAATCATTTCTATAAAATGAATTGCTTTCTCTAAGTCTTGTTTCTTTCCTTTGTCGCTATGCCTCACTATGTACTTTATAGCACAGCCTTCAGGGTAAAGCAATTTGTTCTCTATTACAAATTTACTAGGTTGTATTTTATACTTTTGATAGTGATTGCCACCTATTTGTTTATCGTATGGTTTCATCTGACTCCTAACGTTAGTTTTTTATTTGATGTTAATGTCCAATAGTCATTGATTGCTCTACTGTATGCTGTGTACTTTAATCTAAGTTGAGTAAAATACTTTTCTCTTCTTGTTATAGT